GGTAGTCGCGCTGGACGTAAGAAGAGTTTTTGCGCTCGCATGAACGGTGTTTCTGGTCCGACGAGCAAGGACGGCGAGTTAACGCGCAAGGGCGCTGCTTTGAAGCGATGGAGGTGTAATTTCGCATGAGTTTGTATGAGAACATGAATGCCCAGAAGAAGTCTGGCAAGTCTCGGTCCAAGTCCAAGTCGACGATCAGTCCGAAGGCATACGCTGATATGAAGGCTGGTTTTCCTAATAGTAAGAAGAACAAGGCTAAGAAGGCGGCATCACGGACCAGCAAGGCTATGGGGTACAGCTGATGCAGTCTAACCCACGTCGTCTTATGGATAAGCGGGTTGAGGATTTGGGTGTTGTTTCACCTAGTCGCCGGCATACTGGCAAGCGTGTCACATTGAAGCGTTTAGGCAAGCTGTTGGGTTCGTCTGGACTGAAGAGCAAGCGGAGAGCTTAATGGCACAACCACGGGATTACACACGTCAGTATAACTTCAACGATTATCAGGCTACCAGTCCCAGCGATCCTCTGCGCGGATCTGAGGTTGACGGTGAGTTGAATGCTGTCAAGCTGACGTTGGACGATTTGAATGCGAACATTGCGAAGATACAGCGCGACGATGGCAAGTTGGGCAATACGACTGTTCACAAGGATGCGTTTGACCAGGGTGCGTTAGCGATTATCAACAGTACGTTTACGCCACGGGGTACATGGTCTACGGCTTCGTCTTATGCTGTGAATGATGCTGTTGATTTCAATGGTGCGACGTATGTTGCGACTGCGGCTCATACATCGAGCGCGGCTTTTGCGACTGACATTGCTGCATCGCGTTGGATATTGATAGCTAATGCTGCGATTGCTGGTACGAGTAGTGCGGTTGACAAGTTTGAGGGCGACGGGTCCGCGACTACGTTTACGTTATCTTATTCTTATGAGAGCGAGACATCGTTTTTAGTTTTTGTTAATGGGGAGTTATTGAACCCTGTTGATGATTATACGTTATCTGGTTCTACTTTGACGTTATTTACGGCTCCTGGGTTACCTACTGTTGCTGGTAATGAGAACGTTATTGTTTGGGGTGCTAGTGTTGTCGGGCAGGCGGCTAAAGAGGCTGCGGAAGCTGCTGAATCGAATGCGAGTGGTTATGCAGACGAGGCTGAGAGCTGGGCGTCTAAGACGAATGGGATTGTTGAGAGTACGGATTATTCGTCTAAGGCATGGGCGACTGGTGGTACTGGCGTCGATACGGGTTCTGGTTCTGCGAAAGACTGGGCTAGTAAGCTGGGTGCTACGGTTGGCAATACGAGCGAGTATTCATCGAAGTATTGGGCGACTCAGGGCGATATTCCGATTGTAGCGACGAACATTGCATCAATAAACACTGTTGCTGCGCAGATCACTCCTACAAACAACGTTGCTACGTTGGCTGGTATAAATGCTGATATAACTGTTGTAAGCGGTATCAGCACGGATGTGTCTACGGTTAGCGGTATTTCGGCGGATGTGTCGACTGTCGCCGCTTTAAGTTCTTCTAATTTGAATACTGTGGCGACGAACATAGGTTCGGTGACGACGGTTGCGACGAACATAGCTAAGGTCATCACTGTTGCGAATGATCTGACTGAGGCTATCAGCGAGATTGAGACTGTTGCCGATGATTTGAATGAGGCTGTCAGTGAGATCGAGGTTGTTGCTGGCGCGATAACGAATGTTGACTTGGTTGGCGGGTCCATATCGTCTGTTAATACTTTGGCTGCGATTAACACTGCTGTGGTTGGCGTTAATGCGATTTCTGCGACTGTCACGGCGGTTAACAATATCAGCTCTAATATTGTTGATGTTGATAACAATTCCGCGAACATAAACACTGTTGCCGGTTTAAATTCTGAGATCACAAATTTAAGCGGTATTTCTTCTACGCTTACGAGCGTTAACAACAACTCTGCCAACATTAATGCAGTTAACGCCAATTCGACGAACATAAACGCTCTTGCGACGATAGATTCTGATATATCGACTGTTTCTGGAATTTCATCGTCTGTTGTCCAGACTGCGGCTAACTTTAGCGGCATTGCTGACTTTGCTGATGCTTATAAGGTTTCAGCTAATCAGCCTGCATCGCCTATCGAGGGTACTCTCTGGTTCGACACTACTGCTGACATCATGAAGGTTTATGATGGCAATGCGTTTCAGAACGCTGGCTCTTCTGTAAACGGCACGGTTGAGAGCAAGGCGTACACCGTCGGGACGAACAGCGGCACTTACGCTGGTAGTTTATCAACGTTTCCAGCGGCTTACGACTCAGGCTATGTGCATGTCTGGCTGAACGGCGTGAAGTTGTTTGATGGCGTAGATTTCACAGCCACGGATGGCAGCAACATAGTTCTTAATTCTGCGGCAGCGACTGGTGATGTGGTCAGCATCGTTGCGTATGGCACTTTTCTACTCGCTGACCACTACAGCAAAACAGCAGTCGATGCTTTGATCGACGACGTGGAAACACTAGCATTGGCAGGAATATAACATGGCTTTGAATACAACGACTCTTGAGACAAACCTCAACACAAAAATGAATGCCACGACAGGCACAACCGAAGGCAAAGAGTTTCTTTTGCTAGGCAAGGCTGTCGAGGCTCTCACGCCCACGGTTACTGTTAACAGCGTGATTACCGAAGGCACAACGCAAGTCGGATTAGTGAATACGGCGGGTACTACTCAGGTAGGCTTAGTAAATACGGAAGGCTCAACTCAAGTAGCTGCGGTCCAAGCGGCAGGCTCTAATTATGCCACACTATCTGGTGCTACCTTTACGGGTGATGTAGACCTTGGCACAAATAAAATAAAATTCTCTAACGTGTATTCTACGCTTGGTGATTTACCATCAGCAGCCTCGTACCACGGAATGTTCGCCCATGTTCATGCAACAGGAAAGGCTTATTTTGCTCATGCGGGTTCTTGGCATCCTTTAGTACATTTAGATAGTTCTGGTGACTTAGTTCTGACAGGCTCAATTACGGCAGATAGTTATGTAGGGATTGAAAATACAGTAGTTTTAAACGGCCCTACAGTAAACGGCCCTACGAGTGCGCTTTATACGGGTGTTGCAAACACTTTTACCTTTAGCTCAACTTCAGAACTCAGCACTGCTACCATTGTTTCATTTACATATAAAATAGATGATGGTTCAGAAACTACAGTTAGTGCTAGTGGAGGTGCTGCGAGTCCAACCATTACTGTCACAGGAACTAATGGTACTACAGTTGCTTTAAAAGTATTTGCCACAGATAGCCTTGGTAACAAAAGTGCCACTACTAGCCACTCTGTAAATTTAGTAAATGTTACATTTAGCACTCCTACGGTTACATTAGACACCACCACAATTACAGGTAGTGCGTATTCAGCTTCTGGGGGTGACGCTTCTGCCCACACAAGCACTGATTGGCAGATTGCAAGTGACGCTAATTTTACTACAATCGTCTATCAGTCTTTAGCTGATACAGGGAATTTGCTATCTAAAACTCACGGTCAGGCGCTTACGGCCAACACCACTTATTACGCAAGGGCAAGATACATAGATGCAAACGGCGCATCTTCAGATTATGGTACAGTGTCCTATACTACTCCTCCCGCTGGCCAACAAGCGTTTACAACTCCGGGTACTTTCTCATGGGTAGCTCCTGCGAATGTAACATCTGTTAGTGTAGTCGCAGTCGGCGGCGGCGGCGGGGGCTCTGGGGCGCACGATTCCAACGGCGGTACTGGAGGTGGTTTAGGTTGGAAAAATAACATCTCTGTTACACCGGGCCAAAGTTACACTGTAGTTGTTGGCTCTGCAGGTATTGGCTCTAACGGAGGCAGTAACGGCGGCAACGGAAATGACAGCTACTTTATAAGTGGTAGCACAGTTAAAGGCGGCGGCGGCAGCGGCGGCTGGACTACTAGTGCTTCTTACTCAGGAGGTCTTAATACTGGCGGGGATTTCGTCGGTGACGGTGGTGGCGACGGGGGTGATAACAGAGCCTCACTTAATAACAATCACCGATCTGGGGGCGCTGGTGCTGGCGGCTATTCAGGTAAGGGGGGTAGTGCTGGAAGCTATAATGGCGATGGTATGGTTGAACCAGTAGCAGGCGGCGGCGGCGGCGGTGCTGGTTATGGCTTCAACAACGGAGCCTGCTCTGGCGGCGGCGGCGTAGGTATAATGGGACTAGGAACAACAGGTACTAACGCTACCGGGGTAGGTTCTTATGTAGGTAACCCGGGTATTGGGGGTTCTGGAGGATCTGATGCATCTGACACCTACATGGGTTCTTCATCATACTATAGAGGTGATGCGGGTGAATATGGTGGCGCTGGCGGAGGTTCTTCCAATTCTGCCGGGAATTACGGAGGCAACGGCGGTGTCGGTGCAGTTCGCATCATTTGGGGGCCAAGTAGAGCTTTCCCTTCAACTAATACCGCTGACGTATAAGGATTTTTGATATGACAAACTATGTAATAAAACTCGTTGACGGTTCTCCTGATGGATTTCCTATCTTGTGGGAAAACTTTCAGCAACTTCATCCCGGTGCAGAGGAAAGCGAAGTCTCAGATTTGGGATTTGCCATGTGTCGGCTTGGTAGGTCTCCAGGAAGCACTTCCACCCATACTCCCGTAAGTAATGGTTACTCTATTAATGCAGATGGGTTGGCCGTTGAGACCTTTACTATGCAACTTCGGGATACCCCTGACACTACAGTAGCATCTAACAACACTCGTAGGATACGAGATGATATGTTGGCTAGGACAGATTGGGTGGTCATTAAATCTTTAGAAGCGGGGGTATCTGTCCCAACTGCCACCGCAACTTATCGGCAAGCTCTACGGGACATTACGGACCACGAAAATTTCCCTGATTTGGATGCTGAAGATTGGCCTTCTGAGGCTTAGAGGAAGGTGTAAAAATGAGCAAAGCAAGAATATTAGCCGACCTGATTTCCGACAGTCAGATCACGGCATCCGAAATCACAGGTCTTGAACTAAACGCAATCCAGCAAGGCGACACTATCGTTGAAGTCAGCGACACAGGCAGCGGCGGCAAAGTCGTTGTTCGTGTGGATGGCGCTGATAATGCTGAGTTTAACGCTGGCGGGATTAAAGTCCCGTCAGGTACAACCGCACAGCGTGACCCAGCGGCTGTTGTTGGTTCGCTGCGTTACAACACAACCACGGGCTTCTTTGAGACTTTCACAGGCTCTGGTTGGGGCGCTGTGGCTACACCTCCGAGTATTACTGGTATTAACCCTAACAACTTTAACGGCGAGGCTGGTGCTACCTTTACGGTCAATGGTGCATTCTTTGATTCTTCTACCACAGCGGTATTCACAGGATCTGACGGAACAGAGTATGCAGCTGCTACAGTTACCTTTGTTAATAGCTCCCAGATTACCATTACAAACGCTACAAATCTGCCTGTAGCTAACGAGCCTTTTAAGGTTAAGGTTACTAACGGTGCTGGGTTATCTATAGAAAGCACTACCACTATTGATGCTGGTTCTGTCCCATCCTTCACAACAGCCGCAGGCAATATTGCTACGACAACACGCTGGGATGATGCGGTATCTGTAACGGTTGCTGCTACGGATGCTGAAAATACCATATCAGGATATGCAATCACCCAAGGTAACTTACCCGCAGGGCTTGCTCTGAACACCACAACAGGTGCTATCACGGGAACGTCTACTGAACAGACTACGACCACCTATACGTTTACCATTGAAGCCACTGACAGCGTAGGCAACACAAACACCCGTCAGTTTAACATTCAGATTGTTAATGCTGCCCCCACTTGGAGCAGTCCTGCGGAGGGGGGTACAGAAGAATTAGAGATAGATGCGTCAGGTTCTATAACCTTAAATGCTACAGACCCCGAAGGTGAGGCCGTTAGCTATACTTCTGGTCCGCTGCCTACAGGTCTTTCTTTAAGCGGCAATGTTATCTCTGGAACGCCTACAGTTGAGGCTACTACTGGCGTTGCCGTCACTGCTTCTGATGGTTATGCGTCAGTTGTACGGAACTTTTTTATTAATGTAGCTCCGCCGTATCTTTTGTCTAATAATGTTAACTTTATATTCTTCAGTAACGCCACTGGGGTGACAGAATCCATTGCTGGTCGAACTCTAGCCCAACTTCAGGCGGCTATAGGTAATTCCACGCATTATTCACAGGTAAATTCTGGCTTATCTCTAGCAGTTTCTCAGGCGGGATACACTGAATTTACAGCGCCTTACACGGGAACCTACAGATTTACAGTCGCAGGGGCAAGAGGGGGTGGTGAAGATGAATCATACACAACTGCTAATAATCAAAGGGGCGGCGGTCAGGGTAGAATTGTAGTTGCAGACGTAGACCTTGTAGCTGGTAGCTCTAACACTTTTGTAATCGGCCACCGAGGTGGTAGCTACACAGGTGGACAAGGCGGCGGTGGCGGCGGTGGAAGTTTTCTGTTTTCAGGTACTAGGTCTGGAACCTTATCCACTTTGATCGGGGCTGGAGGCGGCGGCGGAGGAAATCAAAATAGTTATAGCTCAACTTCGTTTACCGTTGGTCATATGAACGGACAGACAGTTACGTCTACTGGAGAAGGCGGAGGTACGGGCGCAGGAACTTATGGTAACGGCGGTAGTACGGGCAGCGGCAGTGAGCATGGTGCATCAGGTGCTGGTGTTAATTCAAATGGTACAGGCGCATCTCAAACCGTTTCACCCAACGGTGCAATTATACTAAAGACCGGATCAGGGATCGGCGGCCCCTACAATAGCAGCTGGGGTGGCTTTGGCGGCGGCTCTGCGGGTTGGGGTGCGGCTGGAGGAGGAGGAGGCTACTCTGGCGGCGGTGCTAAAGTACACTCTTCTGCGGGTACAAGAGCGCCTTCTGGTGGCGGCGGATCGTATATTGCGTCTGGAGTTACCCTAATTAGTGACTCTGGCCTTAACTATAGCAATTCCTACAATGACCACGGTTATGTGGGAATACACTTCACGGGATGACACAAAACCAAGAAGGTTGGTACATATCCAAAAGTGTCGATTAATACGGTAAACAGAAAGACTTAGAAATGGACAAACGAACAGTATCATCCGCTCATGAACGGATCGACGGCCTTGAGAAGGAGGTGATCGCTATAAAGACTGAGGTAAAAATCCAGTTTAAGGATTTGTTTGGTCGCGTGAAGCGCATGGAAAGCATTATGATTGCAGCAACGGCGTCTATTATTGGGTTGCTGGTCGCAGTGCTGACTAAGATGGGCTGAAATTGTGGACCCGGTAAGCATCACCTTGATGGCTACTGGCGCTTACAAGACGCTCCGAGCTGGCCTTGACACCTACAAGGACATTTCCGAGATGGGTCAGTCTTTAGCAACTTGGGGGAAGGCTTGCGCTGACTTTAACCACCTTGAGGAGCGGCAAAAGAACCCTCCGTTTTGGCAAAAGACCTTCAAGGGATCAGATGAAGAAACAGCAATTTTGATCTGGTCAAAAAAAGAAGAGCTTTCTCGAATGAGAAACGAATTAAAAGATTACATTTCATGGCATTACGGGCCAAAAAAATGGGAGGAAGTGTTAGGTATTGAGGCTCAGATGCGTAAACAGCGCAAGGATGAAATCTACAGAAAGCAGGCGCAAATAGATGCTGTGATTAACTTTGTTATCGGAACTGTGATTTTTGCAATTAGTGGGGGGGCTTTGTTCTTGTTTTTCTACCTATGGGGTAAGCATCAGGGGCGTTGGTAATGTGGTTTTTGGTTTGGTTTGTAGTAATCAATAACAATATAGATCATTATCAGCTTAATCAGTTTCCCACTGAGAATGAGTGTAAAGAAGCCCTTGAGGATGCAAAGGTTTTGATAACTACAAGCCAGACTACGGTGTATTGTTTTGAGGTTATACCGCAATAAACGAGGGGATTACATTGTGTATGACGAGAAGATGAGAGTTGTGATTATCACGCACCACAAACGTTATGCCATTGAGTATGCCAGGAGTTTGAAAAATGACTGAATATGATCTGAATAAAAACGGAAAGATCGACGCCGACGAGCGTGAGCTAATGCTGGAAGACCGTCGTTTGCGTATTGAGGACGAAGATCACAAGCGCGATGCGAAGCTGCGGATGACGTGGTTCGCTTTGTTTGGTTTGTTGATTTATCCGGTCGGCATCGTTGCGGCAGACATCTGGGGTTATGACACCACAGGCCGATTGCTTGCTGACATTGCCCCCACATATTTCATAGCGATTAGCGGGTTGGTTGCCGCCTTCTTTGGCTTTTCAGCAATGGGAGCTAAGAAATGATGAACCTACTGACTACGGCACTTGGTCCTATAGCCAATCTTGCTGGCTCCTGGCTCCAAGGCAAGGCAGACAGAAACGCGGCAACTGCGCAGTTAAAGCTGGTTGAGGCCGAAAGCAAAGCAAAAATCCTATTATCCAAAGAGACATCCACTGCCGATTGGGAGCGGATTATGGCTGAAGGTACACAGTCATCTATCAAGGACGAGGTGGTAACTTTTGCCGTCCTTATACCCGTCATTCTGTGCTTCATACCGGGCATGGAAGAAACAGTTAAGAACGGCTTCGACCGTCTTTCTGAGCTTCCTGAGTGGTACACATGGCTAGTCTTCACTGTATGCACCGCTGCGGTTGGCATTCGAGGTGGCAAGCAATTTTTTGGAGGTAAGAAATGAAAGAGAACTGGGAAACGTTTTTTGAAATGCTGATAAAGCACGAAGGTGGTTTTACAGATGACCAGCGCGACAAGGGTAATAGCAAAGGTGACGGCCACGGCAATGAAGGTAGCACGATGCTTGGCGTTACGTCTTGGAACTGGGCTAAATATACCGGAAAGCCTGCACCAAAGGACGTGATGCGGGAGCTGACCGTTGATGATGTTAAGCCTCTTTACAAAAAGAACTACTGGGATGCGGTTAAGGCAGATGAACTCCCTTCTGGTATCGACGTAAGCTGCGCTGATCTTTGTGTTAATGCCGGACCGGGCCGCGCTGCCAAGATTTTGCAGCGTTCAGTCTCGGCAACGGCTGATGGAGCTATCGGCCCTAAGACGATTGCAGCTGTGTATGACTTTGACCCTGTGGACGTTCTTCACAAATATTATGATGGGCGTGAGGCGTTCTATCGGTCTTTAGATGATTACAAAATCTACGGAAAGGGCTGGAGTAGGCGCAACACCGAAACTTTGGAGAAGGCGTTGGGTTTAGCCAATGAGTGAAAACAAGCGTTTTGACGAGCTAGACAAAAAGATTGCATCGGCGCGGAGGCTTAAAAAAGCTATCGAGTGCCGGACTAGCTTTGTCGATTTTGTTAAATACACAATGCCTGATGCAGATGATCCAGAGAACATTGACGAAAGCATGTTTAAAGATGCGAAGCACCATCGAGCGTTAGCCAAAGTGCTAGAGAAGGTCGAGAAGGGCCACATTCCACGACTAATCGTATCTATGCCGCCCAGACACGGTAAGTCGGAGTTAGTTTCGCGCCGGTTCGTACCCTGGGTGCAGGGGCGAGATCCGTACCGAAATGTGATTTTCGCCACATACAACGAAGACTTTGCGAAAGACTTTGGTGCGGATGTCAGAAACATTATGACACTGCCTCAATACAAGCACGTTTTCCCCAGCTTTGGATTGCGCAAGGGTGGTGCATCGAAGTCCAGAATACAAACGACGTCTGGTGGGATGTCGGTGTTTGTTGGTCGAGGTGGTTCGATCACTGGTCGTGGTGGCGATTTTGTTATCCTCGATGACCCAATTAAAGACAGCCTAGAGGCCAACAGCCCGACGTTGCGAGAACAGCTGTGGCAGTGGTTCACTCAAGTGTTGATGACGCGCCTTATGACAGCATCAGCATCTATTGTTATCGTTCAGACGCGCTGGCATGAGGATGACTTGATTGGTCGCCTTACAGACCCCACAAACCCGCATTACAGCCCCGAAGAGGCTGCAAAGTGGAAGATCATTAACCTACCGGCTTTAGCAGAAGATGAAGATCCCTCTTGGCCGCAAGCCGGGTGAACTATTGTGGCCCGAGCGGTTTGATATGGAGTTTATGGAAGCGCAGCGGCGTCTTGATCCGCGCGGTTTTAGTGCGTTGTATCAGGGCAGACCGACAGCAGAAGACGGTGATCTGTTTCGGCGCGAAAACATCAAATACTTTAATCGCAAAGACGTTCCAGACGATATGCGTATTTACGCTGCATCTGACCATGCCGTCGGTGTGGACAAGACGCGGAACGATGCGACGTGTTTGTTGATTGTGGGTGTAGACAGAAACGACGACATATATTTGCTGGATTGCTGGTGGGAAAAGCGAACTACAGACAAGGTTGTGGACGCCATGTTGGAGCTGATGCGCAAGTGGAAGCCTCTAATATGGTGGGCGGAAAAAGGCCACATATCTAAAGCTATTGGCCCGTTCTTACGCAAGCGCATGGGCGAGGAAAAGGTTTACTGTCGCATCGAGGAAGTCACGCCGGTAGCCAACAAGGTGCAGCGCGCACAGTCTATACTGGGCCGGATGGCGATGAATAAGGTATTGTTTCCACGTCAATCTGTATGGACCCAAAAGGCAACTGACGAGCTTTTGAAGTTTCCCAATGGGCGCAATGACGACTTTGTAGACACCCTTGCGTGGGTGGGGATGGGCTTGGCTCGACTAACCACCCCTGGAGGTGGTATAGTGAAGTCAGATAGCCTTCCAAAAGTCGGTACGTTGGCGTGGGTTAAGTGGGATTCCGCACAACGCCGTAAACAACAATTTTTGGAAAACAAGACTGGTGGTTGGTAATGCACGAAGAAATGATGATAGATACGGCAGACGAAGAGCGGTCAGAACCTACACAACGTCGAACTGCGCTGGTTAATCAATGGCTGGCTAAAGTGAAGCACGCCAAGAAGTTTCACGAAAAGTCGTTTAAGCAAATGCGAACTGACATGGACGCCGTTCTTAATGGCTATGACGAAAAGAACTGGTCTGGTGACAACTATGTTGCCAATATCTTGCAGCGCCACGTCCAACAGCGCACAGCAGCTCTTTACGCAAAAAACCCCAAGGCAGTCGCCAAGCGACGTAACCGTATGTCGTATGAGGTTTGGGATGGCGAGTCTGACACACTGGCTCAAGCCTTTATGGCTTCTGAGGCGTCTTCGCAAAACGGTTTACCCGTACCGCCAGAAGCCTCGATGATTATTCAAGATTACATGAATGGTAAGAACGAGAGTAAGATGCTCGATAACGTCGCAAAGACGCTCGAAAATCTCTTTGACTACTACATGAAAGAACAGCAACCAGCGTTCAAGGCGCAAATGAAAGCACTGGTTCGCCGCGTTATTACTACTGGGGTTGGCTTTGTTAAGGTTGGCTTTCAGCGTGACGTTGATAGGGCGCCGGAAGTTGCAGCTAGAATTGCAGACGTTCAAGCCCAAGTGGATTTCCTTCGCCGCGTAGCCCAAGAGGCAGAGAAGGGTGAAATACAAAAGGATGACCCAGAGATCGAAGAGCTGATGCTTTCTATGCAGACGCTACTAGAAGAGCCTATGATTACTATTCGTGAAGGCTTGGTGTTTGACTTCCCAGAGGCCAATTCAATCATTGTAGACCCTAGATGCCGTCAGCTGCGCGGGTTCGTTGGTGCAGAATGGATTGCCCACGAAATGTATTTAACGCCAGACGAAGTAAAAGAGATTTACGACGTCGATCTTAAAGACAGCTACAGAACATATGACATGAAGGGTCGGTCAACTGGCCCATACGATGAATACCGTCAGCGATCTTCTCATGACGATATTAACGGTGAAGGCGCGCCTGATGGTCTAGTTCAAATCTTTGAGGTGTATGACCGCAAGACTGGCGTTCAGTATTGTATTGCCGATGGTCACAATGACTTCTTGCGGGAGCCTATGGGGCCAGACGTAAAAGTCGAAACATTCTGGCCTATCTTTTCGTTGGTGTTCAATGAGATCGAGCATAAAGATCATCTATATCCTCCATCAGACATAAGCCTTTTGATGCCTATGCAGCATGAATATAACCGTGCGCGTCAAGGTTTGCGTGAACACAGAAGGGCTAATCGCCCGAAGTATGCGGCACCAGCCGGTGTTCTGGAGGATGCTGATAAGGAAAAGTTGGCTACGCACCCAGCAAACGCAGTCATCGAGTTGCAGGCGCTTGCAGCTGGTCAGAAGGTTAATGACGTAATTCAGCCGGTGGGTCAGATTGGCATTGATCCGAACTTGTATGAAGTACGCACCATATTTGACGACATTCAGCTTGTTGTTGGGGCGCAAGAGGCTCAGTTTGGTGGGCTGTCCAGAGCTACGGCGACAGAGACATCGATTGCCGAAAGCGCGCGTATGTCAACGATGGGCGCGAATGTTGACGAGCTAGACAGCTTTATGTCCGAAATGACGCGCGCTGCCGGTCAAGTTGTCTTGGCTAACTTGTCTATCGATGAAGTTAAGAAGATTGTTGGTCCCGGCGCTGTTTGGCCCGAAATGACGCGCGATCAGATTATGGAAGAAATTTACTTGGAGATCGAAGCGGGATCGACGGGTAAGCCTAACCGCGCAGCCGAGCTTGCAAACATCGAGCGGATCATGCCGTTCTTGCTGCAAATACCGGGTATAGATCCGAAATGGCTGGCTAAAGAATTGCTTAAACGCCTCGATGACAAGCTCGAGCTTGATTCCGCGTTTGCAGATAAGATTCCTAGTATTGTTGCAATGAACCAAGCGCAACAACCGGGAACTGGTGATCCAGCTTTGCAGGGTCCACCAGGAGGGGGTGCAGATAATGCACCGAGGCAGCTTCCAGGGGGCGGGGGAGGCCCAGCGCCGATGGGGGCTAATAACCAGTAAATTTTTGCAATTTGTTGATAACTACGATCAACAGATGTAAAATAAAAGGAGAAGGACGCTAAGATGGTTGAAGAAACCGAGGTTGCGGAACCGTCCACCGAGACCGAAGTAATCGAGGACGATAATGCGGTGTCGTCTGCCGCAGAAAGCGAAACCGAAGCGGATTTGTTGAGTGTCATACAAGACGCGATACAGCCCGAAGAGGAGCCAGAGTCGCACTCTGAGAACGAGGTTGAGGAACCGGATACGCTTGTAGCTGAGTCTGATGCTGAAAACGATGAAGTAGTCGATGACGCAGAGGATTTTTCTGACGAACCGTTTCATAAACATCCACGTTTTAAGAAAGTATTGGAAGAACGGAACTCATACAAGGATAGTGCTGAAAAGTTTAACGTGATGCAGAATTACCTGATGGACAACCAACTGTCTGGTGATGAAGCTGCGAAAGGTTTGGAGATCATGGCTTTGATGAAAGCCGATCCGATGGCCGCACTTAATGCTCTAAAACCGTATGTGCAGAATTTATCTCAAGCAGCTGGAATTGTGCTGCCGCAAGATATTCAGACCCGTGTTGACGATGGCTACTTAGACGAGGATGCGGGACGCGAGTTAGCGGTTGCAAGAGCTGGTGAGCAAAGGGCTAACGCCCAAGTAAATCAATATGCTCAAGCGCAACAGCAGAACGTCGCGCGTCAGCATATTAACTCGCTGGCTGAAACGGTGACTGCGTGGGAAGAGAAAGCCCGACAGTCGGACCCTGACTTTAACCTCAAGCAAGAAGAAATTGATGACCGAATTAGGGTTATGGTTTCAGAGCGAGGAAGGCCAAACACGCCGCAAGATGCAATATCTATGGCGAAAGAGGCTTACGATGCGGTAAACACCCGCTTCCAAACGCGCTTTGCAGACCGACGCCCAATTAAGACGGCATCAGGTGGCAAAATTGGAGGAAGCCCACAAGCGGAACCACAGTCGTTACAAGATGCGATTGCCAATGCTTTGGGCCAATCATAACACGTTAGGAAAGTAAGATGGCTTTTAGTTCAGCCGAACTCGACAACATCGCTAACGCTGCCCTCGATTACTATATCGACAAAGGCAACGTTTATTCACAATCACTGCAAGATAAGCCTTTGCTTAAAGCAATGGACTCTGGGTCTAAGACATTCCCAGGGGGCAAGGGTGAAATGAGTGTAGCCGTAAAAGGCACTTACACCACTTCAGTTTCTGGCTATACGCATAACGATACAGTAACTTATGCAAACCCAGCAAACATCAAGCGCGCAAACTACTCATGGAAAGAGCACCACGCTGGTATTTCCTTGACGCTGACCGAACTTAAAAAGGACGGCATTAGCGTTACGGACAGCACCACATCTTCTGGTGTTTCTAATCACTCTGGGCGCGACCAGACTGTTCTTGCAAACTTGTTTGAAGACAAGCTCGACGACATGATGGAAGGGTACACACGCGGTATCAATGACTTCCTTTATGGCGACGGCACAGCAGACGCCAATGCGATTGCTGGTATTCAGACTTTAGTTTTGGATGATCCGACTGTTGCTGGCACTACTGTCGGCGGTTTGTCCACAGTGTCTAACACATGGTGGCGCAACCGCTCTAACGTTGCGATTTCTACAACGTCTGGCGGTCAAGAGCTGATTGAAACTCTTCATTCAGAAATGCGCCAACTCAAGCGTTTTGGTGGTAAGCCAAACGTTGCAGTTTGTGGTTCAGCATTCTTGGATCGTCTTGGTGACGAACTTCGCCGCAATGGTAACTACTCGCAGACTGGCTTCTCACGCGGCCAGAATATCGCAATGGGCGAGATCAGCTACAATGGTCTGACATTCGCTTATGACCCGACGCTCGATGATCTGACTATTTCTGGAAAAGATCCCAGCAAACGTTGCTACATCATCGATTCATCCAAACTGTGCATGTACTACATGGACGGCGAAAAGATGAAGCGTCACAGCCCTGCGCGTCCAGCAACGCAGTACGTTATGTACCGCGCTATCACCACTACTGCGGCACTTTCAGCAACTCAGCTAAACTGCCACGGTGTTTATGAAATTGCATAATTTCAAAGGGGGGGGCGCACTGCGCCCCTCCATCACAACCAGGAGAAAACTATGTTTCAACTATGTAAGTGTACGGTCGCTATTGGTGGGGATATTCGTAGCGTTGTACCAAAAACCCAAGTTACACCGGCTGAGATAATGTTGTTGCAGTCCATCCACGGCGCTGATGCTGTAACCAACATTCGGATTGTTGGGGAAACAGACGCAACAGTCGACCAAGAGCGTAACCGCCTTGGTAGCTTCTACAAAGATGAAAAGGTGATTGGTATGTTTAACCAGTTTGGTGACTTGCCTGCGACTTTAGAAGCTGCGCGCATCCCAGACGAATTGCTCGATCCATCATGGAAGCCGGAACCTCTGAAGCCGATTAAAAGAAGGGCAACAAAAAAGCGCGCCCGTACTGAAAAGGGACATTTTGTTAAGGATGACCCCGCAACGCCTGAGAACGAGGCATTTGTTGAGGAATAAATCATGGCTAGAGGTACGTCATTAGGGCAGCTAATTGATGATTTAAGAGCGGAAGTCGGGCATTCATTGCAGCCGAATTTAGGCAAGGCGACACGCGATGTATTCATTAATATGTTACAAAGAACGCAAAGGCGGCTGTGGGAGGACTACAGCTGGCCTTTTTTAAGCATTCGTCGTGACATCAATATTAGTGCGGGTCAGCGTTACTATGACGTACCTGATGATCTAGTGTTTGAGCGTATCGAGCGCATGGAAGTTAAGCACGGCGATTACTGGAGCAAGCTGCATTATGGTATCACTGCCGAGCATTACAATCAGCATGACAGCGATCGAGGTATTCGCTCGTCACCTATCCGTCGTTACGACGCATACGAAAACAATCAGATTGAAATGTGGCCTATCCCTTCCAATAACTCTGATGCTGCAACAGGCACAGACAGTGTTCGTGTTCATGGTATTAAAAACCTAAGTCAGTTTACCTGGCGAGGCCGATACTGCGGATTTGGATGACCAGCTGATTGTTTTGTACGCTTCAGCCGAAATTCTGGCGCGTCAAAAGCAAGCTGATGCTCAAAACAAGATTGCACAGGCTCAAGCGCATTACGCACGTCTAAAGGCGCGTATGGCTAAGACTGAAACCTTTGTCATTGGCGGCGGCGAGCCGGATGGCATGTATCGGCCCAAAGGCCCACCATTGATTGCCACAACAGGAAACAGCTGATGCCTTACATACTGGTCGAAGACTTCCGTGGCGGCTTAGATCGTCGGCGCATGAACGTCACTGCCGCTCCAGGTACTTTGATCGAGCTAAAGAACGCGCATATCACGCGAGGTGGCGAAATTGAGAAGCGCCCTGCGTTTGTCGAGCTTGTTACTTTGCCAACTAATACCATTGGGTTGGCCGCTTCTGCTGGTCAGATTTATACCTTCGGCTCCGATGCTGAGTCTAGCGTCACCTTCCCAGCCGATACGCCGTCTAACGTGACTTACATTAGGTTGCAGCACCCTTCTGGGGAGGAGCTGACTGACGTTTTAAAAGCAACGTTTTACAACGGAAAAGTGTACGCAGCTGCGCAATTTGCAGATGGCCGGATATATCACTATTTTGATGGCACACGAATAACTGATTGGTTTGATGGTCGTGCGCGCAACACATTTGAAGTGACTGCCGGTACTGCTGGGGGTACTGCCGCTACAGCTTCTTTTGAGGTGACTGGCGGGACCAGCAACCCTGGGGACGAACTGCGAATTTTGCGCATTAACGCTGTCGATTTAATTAGTAGTCCCGTTTCGCACAATGGCTCGAACAACCTAACAGCATCTAATGTTGCAGCGGCTATTACCTCTGGCCCTAGCGACTATACAGCTCAAGCGGCTGCTAACGTGGTTACGATTACAGCGCCTGCGGTTGGCATTGCTTATAACGGATTTCAGCTTACTTCTGAAGTCGATGGAGCGTTTACCCTTGGCAATATTTCTCACGCCTCTGGCGGCATTGATAACGCGATAACGGCCATTACCGTTGATGGCGTTAATCTTATTGGGGATCAGGTAACTTGGGAAACTTCGCATACCTACACAGCACTGAAAATTGCTGAAGCTATAAACGATTTTGCATCCGGCCCGGAATACGAAGCGACAAGCGTAAATCAATTTGTGAACATAATATCCAAGGAAAGTGGATCGAACCAAAATAACAAGGCGGTCTCGATCACAACTAGCGGAAACGTCACCACAGCGTTTGACCCTGTTTCGCAGACTTACTTAGACGGTGGCGCAGATGCAGCTACAATCAACGCATACAGTCCTGGGGCTTTCGTCATTCCGGTGAAAACTAAGATGTACGCGCTGTCAGACAGCTTGCTTCACTTTTCCGCGATAGATGATCCGACCGAATGGAACGACACAACGTTAGGTGCGGGTTTTATCAACCTTGCTAACCACTCACGCGGTTCTGAAGACCTAAAAGCTATTGCGACATATTTTGACAACATTGCGGTTCTGGCCGAAGAGGCGATCCAAATTTGGTTTGTTGATGCTGATGAAGCCCTCAATCAACAAATACAGGTTCTGCAAAACACTGGAACGATTGCGCCGGATAGTGTTGTTGAGTTTGGCGAGAACGACGTGTTCTACTTATCGTTGTCTGGATTGCGCAGTTTGCGTTCACGAGACAGCTCTAACGCCGCGTTTGTTGGCGACATCGGCAATCCTATTGACGAGCTAATTGTTGACCAGATCCAAGCAAACCGATCTGTTGCGGAGCTGGCAAAGGCAACGCTCGAACAGCGTGATGGCCGTTACATACTGGCTATTGGCAGCAGAATGTATGTGTTCAGCTTCTTTCCGTCGTCGAAAGTGTCAGCTTGGTCTGTCTACGAGCCTGGGTTTGTTGTGGATCAGTGGGCGTATGATGGTCGGCAAACGTTGTGCAGAAGCGGCAACAAGCTCTATTCATTGGGCGGTGAGAACGGCAACATTTATGACAGCTCCGAAGTTGTTGTGCAGATGCCGTTTCTTGATGGCAGCAGTCCAGCAACGTTCAAGGATTTAACGGGTATCGACGTTACTTGTGAAAACGTATGGACGGTATCGATAGCCACCGATCCGCAAGACATAACGGCGCTGGAGGAAGTTGCGACAGTCTACAAGACGACTTACGGGTTAGGGCGCGCAGCGGTCAACGGTTATACCACTCACGTTGCTCCCAGGTTGACGTGTCAAAAGCCCGGTCCAGCAAAGCTCGGAAACTTAGCAGTACACTATACATCAGCGGAGAGCGGTTAATGTTTTTACGCCATGCGGAGCCTCAAGACATCTTTACAGTTGCTCGGAATATGCGTGAGCGGGACTTTCAAGAAATATCCGCACTTCGATACGACGATGATAGAAATGAATTGGCATATAATATCACCAATCAAATTGCAGAGTTTGAAACGGTATATGTTGTTGGAGATACGGAGCCAGTTGCTATTGTTTCATATCTTCCTGTTCGACCGGGTGTCTGGAATTTGGGGATGTTTGCGACCGACAGGTTCAAAAGTGTAGGACTTTACCTGACAAAGCGCATAATCCGCGATATAATACCAGCATTGGATCGAGCCAAAGCACACCGTGTCGAAGCGTTCAGCATCGAAGGTTACGACGAAGTACACAGTTGGCTGGATTTTTTAGGGCTTGAAGAGGAATGCACGTTGGAAAGCTACGGGAAAAACGGTGAAGATTTCAAGGTTTTTTCTTGGGTGCGGTCAACAGAAGACAGTGTTGTCTGGCGCAATCGGAGGTTGAATTAGTATGTGTTTTGGTGGCGGCGGAGACGACTTTCTTAAAGATGAGTACGCACGGCAAAGGGCTGAAGAGGAAGCTCGGCAAGGGCGTATAACTGCTGGTAAAGCGGCTATAGACAGCGCAATGGCTGGCTACGATGACGATTTTTATGCCAGTCAAGCTCAAAACTATATGGATTACGCCACTCCTCAGATCGAGGACCAGTACACTGATGCAATGCGCAGCTTGACGCGCGCTTTGGCTCGAAACGGTACGAGCCAATCATCGATGGCTGCGGAGCGAAGAGCTGACTTACAAACTAAACTTAATAACGCGCAAGTTGATGCAGCTCGACAGGGCGAAGCGTTTGCTAACGACACGCGAACAGCACTCGCAGGCGTGAAGAATAACCTCATAGCTCAAAACCAATCGTTAGCTGATCCGACTTTGATTGCCAGTATGGCGGCAAACCAGAGTAATGCAGCTTCTCAGTTGCCGTCCTACAATCCAGTTGCTCAGATATTCGCTGACGCGACTTCAGGCTTGGCTACGCAGTCTCAGTTAGAGGCGCGTGGCAAGAATAGATACGACATGGCTGAATTGTTTAATTTGAACGGCGGGTCAGCAAGGAATGTAAACTCATGAAGATTATGCAGCTTTCTAAGCGTAAGGGTGAGACTGGCGGCGCTCCGCGTCAAGCGCACTTAATGGGTGAGCCGCATATGCTGGCTTACATTAATGAGGCGGAACGCCAGATGCTAAAACGGGCAGGGGGTGCAGAAGCGCCTGGGCCGGAAGGCATTCCTGTTTATGGCAGTTTCATGGACTGGGCTAGAGATACCATTAGCGAAATCACATCCGGTGGCGCAGCCCATACAGAGACCTACAACGGTAATTCGAGCAGCAATGCAAATGAACAAGCTGCGAAGTCAATGCAAAGTGTTGGCGTTACAAGTTTGTCGGGACATGCTACAGCCAATGACGACAATAACAATAAAAGCAATGCAAATTCACAATTAGCCAACACCATGCTTAATACTGGCGTGATGAACGTCGGCGGAAAGGTTGTTCCAGCAGCGCCAGCTAATCCAGGTAATCCGCCAATTCTTGAGTACGATGGTTCCACTGGAAAATACAAAGTGGTTGGCGCTCTTGATTCTAGCAAACCAGCAAGCGTAGCTACGAATGCTGATGGGTCGCTTTATTACCCGACTGATAACGCGGTCAACAACGCAAATGTTCGTGGAGTTAATAACCTCATAAACACTGGTGATGATGGCGGGTTAATACGAATAGACGCTCCAGACGGACCCGGTGGTACTGTTACATATACAAACGGAAACGGTGTCACAATCGCCGGTGCAGAAGGGGCAATAAACACGATTAACGCAGATGGCGATTACACAGCCGGAGGCGGATCAACAGTTACTTCTGGCGGCGGAGGCGGCACAACAACTACCGGCGGTGGAGGCGGTGGTGGCGGAACTCCAGCACCTCCACCAGTTAACCAGGCACTCCTAGACGCATTAGCAAGGCGTGATGCTGCATTATCGACACAGATGGGCAACATAGGAACGGCATTCGGGTTTTCGAATGACGATTACTACAATCAGCTAGGGACAGATTACCGCGAAGGTGGACTATCAGAAGCATTTACAACGGCTTACGATGATGCCACTCGCGGCATTTACGATACGTTCAAGTCTGCTGGTATGCTAACGCAGCAAGGTGTCGACGACTCTATGGGCATATTGGCGAGTGCCGAAGGTGGCGAGGAAGGCCGCATTGATGGTATCGTTGACCAGTACACCGCAGCCAACCGAAATTTCGTTAATGACGGGCGCACCGGCATGGAAGGTACTCTGCAAGGCTTTGTTACCGGTACACAGGACATACCAACAATCGATGCCGAGACAGCGCAAATTCTGGGCTATGATGTTGCGGGCAATTCGCAGCCGTTTAAGACGCCAAAAGAACAAGAAGTCGTGGATTTCTTCACTGACTTTGTGAAGCGGTCCTACGATCCAAGTTACAATGTTGATCCGACAGCGGTTGCCAGTGGTAGCCCGAGCCGAGTTTCTGGCTCTGTTGACCAGCTTGGCGCTGGCGCTCAACCGTCAACGATTGCAGGCATACTCGATCCAATAGCAGGCGGCAGCGTGAAGGTGATAGGTTAATGTGTAATCCAGTTTTAGCAAGTATCGGCGCTCAAATTGTTGGGCAGCAAGTGCAAGGCAATGCGGTCAAAAGTGCAAACGCTGGCAAAGCCCTTCTGATGCGAGAAAACGCAGAACAGAACAGGATGCTGGAAGATACGCAACGCGCGGCGATCCAAGAGGCGACATCCGTAGCTGACTCTACAGCCGGGAAGCCGGGTATCGAAGCTGCTGCTGTTGATTTATCCAACATACTAAAAGCCGCAATAACAGGCGGCGGAGCGCAAACAAATACACGAACCAGTTCTGCGCCTCAGGTTGTGCGCGATGCAGAGGCAGCTGCGGCTCAAGCGGCAATGATGAAAGCGAACCAACGGGCAAGTGCAATTGCCAACCTAGACGCCACAAGCAAGTATTTGGGAACAACGATTGCGCCTAAAATTGCTGATGCAGCCGCTATCGGCGGCATGACCGGAAACTTCATGAGCGGCAACAGCGCCGTTACGGATACTGGACTGCAATATGCAGCATCGAAGGCGTACTCGCCTATGGCTCAGATACTTTCTGGTGCAGGCAAAGCAGGAATGTCCTACGGCATGTATGATCCTGACAAAGTTGTTCCGACTGACCAGATAGTAAAGGACGTTGTATAATGCCACGCCAAAACCCCTACCAGATGGACCCTTTGCTGGCGCAAGGCTTTTCGAATTTGACGAAGGCTCTGATTGGCGATCCCGAAACAGATTATCAGGTGGCTAGGACAAACCGGGTCAACGAGCTTTTGCCTTTGGAAAAGCAACAAATCCAAGCGCAAATATCTGGCAGCAATGCTAGTGCAGCTGCGGCGAGGGCAATGGAGACACTTCGTCTAGCGCAAACGTTGACAGAAGAACAGTTGCGCGATCCTCGAGTGCAGACTGAAGTTGCAAAAGCGCAAGCAGAACTGGCGTTAGCGGCCGAAAGAAACGCTGGCGCGGCCCAAACTGCGGCGCTTACACCATCTATGATTGCCGAAAATGAGGCTCAAGCCAGCAAAGGGTTGGCTGCTGCGTTTGCTGATACTGCTCTGGGAAATCAACGCAATCAGTTGACGCCATCTATGATTGCCGAAAATGAAGCTAATGCCAGCAAAGGGTTGGCTGCTGCGTTTGCTGATACTGCTCTGGGAAATCAACGCAATCAGTTGACGCCATCTATGATTGCCGAAAATGAAGCTAGTGCTCAAAGCTCTGTCGCGCAAGCTGGAAACTACGATGCTAGTGCAGCCCAAACTGCTGCGCTTACACCATCTATGATTGCCACAAATGAAGCTCAAGCCGCAGAAAGAAACTCCGCAGCAAAACTTAACAAAGCCAAGACCGACGCCGAAGGTCGAATAATTCTTAATGCCGGTCAGACTATTCGAACCACTAATGCTAATGGGGAAGTGGAAACATACACCGCTCCAGAGACTGTCAAAGTGGAGGTAGAGGCTGGAGAGGTTGCTGTTATTGTGAGTCCAGATGGCTCACAGACACGGATTGAAGGACCGCCAGGGACCGGAGACCCTAAAGATGGTACGGAAAGACTTGAAACAATAGATGCGCAGCTTGCGGAGTTTTTTGGCGCAGACGAGTTTGCTAACGTACCTAAATCTCTGGCTCGAAGAATTAGAGCAAACATTACCAGCGCAGCTAAGGGCAAGAATATCGAGGATGTTTCAGCGCAACTGCAAAATTTGCTTTCTCAGACATTCAACGGAAGTTCTGTGTTTGTCGTCAGGACGGGATCGAACTTTACCGTTCCGGCATTTATTGCAAACGCCGCTCGAGATGACCGGATGACAGCAGAGAAAATTGTTCAACTATACGGCCTTAGTAAAGATCAGGCAAAAAGATTACTGATAGACGCAAGAGCGACGAACTAGCAAAGTCGAGGGGCAGTGCATGGCCGATATATTCAATCCCTTTGAAGATGAAAAAGTCGCGGAAAAGGCAAGTATCTTTGATCCCTTCAAAGACACAAATTCCTCTGACATTTTTAATCCCTTCGCAGACCTACCGGCGGAAACTGCAATCCCTCCTGTTGCGGCGATCAGTGAACCCTCCCCAATAACTGACATGCCGCCGGTAGACCCGACAGGTGGTTTCCGCAGCCCGACGTCTGGAGTGACTGAAACGAATGCGTTGCTGGCGCAGCAGATTGCAGATCAAAACCGCGCAGCGCAGATTGCTAATGCGCCCAATACAACTGAGCTGGACTCTGTGTTCTATCCTAAGACTTTCGACCCGGCTGTTACCGGGCAGCAAGCATTGGAAACAGAACGCCAAAGGCTTGCAGATGTGATGCAGCAACCAGGCCCAACGATTGCAAAGACAGAAGCAAACATAAACCCAAGCATATCACAGGTGCAAGGTCTTCCAGGAAACTACACCACGACCCGCAACCCAGTTAGCGGGATGCCTATAAGTGATGCTGCGGCAATAGACGAGATGGCTTTCGGCAACACTTACCAAATGTCGAACAATGCCATTTCGCGCGGCACAGGACGGATGCTAGGTGTGTTCAATCTGTTTGCACAGCAACTGGGCTTAAAGGATACCGGCGATTACATAGACCGTATGCAAGAGCTTAACCGGATAATCCCAGAAGCTCCAAAGGACGTGCAAGATGGGCTGCGCGCAATCACAGACGAAAACAATACTTGGGGCGAAGCATTTCGCGCTATGAAGGACAACCCCGGCGCTGTTCTCAGTGTTGTTGGCGAAAGTATCCCGCAAATGATCCCGAGCCTTTTGGCGGCAACAGGCACTACTATAGTAACAGGTGGCAATATCTTTGCTGGCGCGGCAGCTGTCGGCGCAACGTCTGGCGCGATAGAGTTTGGCAATGTCCTCGATGAAGAGATCAGATCATCAGGCGTTGATTTAAATGATGATGCAGCAGTGCAAGAGCTGTTCGACAATCCAGAGTTTTGGGGTCGCGCCAGAGAGCGTGGCGCACGGCGCGGTATTGCAATCGGTCTATTTGATGCTTTGTCGATGGGCATGGCCGGTAAATTAGTAAACATGGCAAAGGTTCGCGGCAGCGGTCGCTTGGGGGTTGGCGGTGCGGCCACAGCTGAACTAGCTGGTGTGCAAGGGCCGTTAGGCAGTGTTGGGGAGTTTTCAGCTCAACTACTGGAGCAACAGGGCGGTTTCCGTGATGGCTTAAATCTTGGAGAGATCGCCTTGGAGGGCGTTGCTGAGATTGTTCCTGGCGCTGGTGAAGTTGCAGTTTCAACAACTGCGGGTGGTGATCCTGTCGCTCTTGCCGCAAAGCAGACTATGCGCGACATCGACAACTTTGAGTTTTCAACTACGGCGCAACAAGAGGCGATAGACGTGTCGCGGCCTCAAGAGCTGTCTTTGGAAGAGCAAATTGTTGACTTAGAAATGCGACTTCGCGCAGTCGGCGACGACAAGATGGCTGACGTTTACAGGCGCAAACTCGACAATCCTGACGGAATTAATCCAGAACAATTAAAATTTCTTAAAGCAAAAGTGGATGAAGCGGAGCGCAAAGCGTCAAGCACTTCCTCTTTAAAGCCGCGAGACGAAAACGTATTTACCAGTTTTGTTAGCCAAAGCCCGAAAGAACAAGCGGAGCTAGATCAGGCGTTAGAAGATACTAGGACTGGACCTATACTGCGTGAGCTACAGAAGACTATGCAGGCCATTTCTGACCAAATGCACGAAATGGGATACCATTATAACGACGTGCGCAAAAACGACGATAAAATGCCTGATTCAATAAAAGACGGAAGAGACTATTTAGCTAACGCTGGCATCGCAATGCGTTTAATCAGGCAGATTAATGCAAATGTTAAAGGTTATAAAGGTAGTCGAGCGGTGTCTGACGCAGACATAGATCAGACCATTGGCCGGTTGCAGGCAGTCTTGTCGCAAGATGCTATACCGAAAATTCAATCCGCCCCTGCTAATCCGTCCGTTCAAGGCACTATTCCGAACCCCACACCTCCCGAAGCCGATGGTGAACTCCAGCCACCGTCGGCCAACTCGCAGCCGGTAAACGTGGCAAACGCTCCAGACTTGCCTCCGCAACCGGCTGCACCTTCTCCTCCGAGCGTGGAGACTGAAGCACCTACAGCACCAGCGGTGCAAGAGACTGCGCCGCCACAACCAGCGGCTCCAGTTGCAGAAGAGGCTCCAGCAGTTAATCCGCAAGAGGCAGAGCCGGTGGGTCAAGAAGTTCCATCGAAGCCAGTGACAAGCGTACAAACGCCGGACGGACAGGCTAACTTCAATGTGCAGGGCAGGGTGATCGAGCTTGCGGATCTTAAGCAAGCAACCGGCGATCTTCAGCCGCGTGATCGATCAAGAAAAGAAAGCGCAGCATTAGCTAAAGAACGGGCGGGGTCCATGTTTAACCCAGCCCGGTTGCTGGATGATCCGACATCGGGATCAGGAGCGCCGATCATTGCGCGTGACGGTACAATCATGTCTGGCAACGGTCGCGTCTTAACGATGCAAGAGGTGTACGCAAGTCAATCGGACAGTCTTTCTCGTTACCAATCCGCGTTAAAAGACGCTGGAATAAGCACAGAAGGCTTTTCTCAGCCAGTGTTTGTCCGGCAGCTGGCAGATGACATGACCGTGCAAGAGCTGAAGCGGTTTGCTGACTTGTCGAATACAGAGGCTCAAGCGCAAATGTCGATGACCGAGCGCGCAAGTCGTGACTCCACAAGATTAACCGATAGCAAGATTATCGATCTTTATCGCGGGGACTTCGACATCGATGCTGCCCAAAACAGAGGATTTGTTAGCGAATATGCAAAGAAAATTCTGTCACCTACGGAGCAAGGTGCATTCTTTAATAGTAAGGGCGAAATTAGCCAGGAGGGCATATCTCGCGTCAAAAATGCGATACTAGCCTCTGCATTCGACAACCCAGACACACTGGCAACTATGCTGGAAAGCAGCGACGAAAATATTAAAGCCATCAGCAACGCCTTTATGTCTGCTGCGCCCAAGTTCGCACAGCTAAAAAAGCAAATTGCCGATGGTCGGACTGATGCGCAATTTGACATTACGTCTGATCTTGCCGAAATGGCTAATCTAGTCAGCCGCTTGCGCCGTGAAGGGACTAAGCTGCAAGACTACTACAATCAGACAGACATGCTTTCAGAGCCAGACCCAGAGGTTCAGAGACTTGTTCGTGCTTTTTACAACGAAGGTCTGACCCGCGCAAATTCGACCAAGGCAATGAAAGATTTTCTGGATTTCTACACAACAGAAGCGTTACAGAAGGAAAGTGGCGGTCTGCTGCCAGATCAAACAACAGCATCAGATATAATTGAAGCTGGACGTCAACGTACTGAGGAGAAACGCAGTGAAGCAAAAGGACAAAACCAGCCAGGACTTGAGCTTGCGGCATCAGGCAATGTCAAACGCAATGATGCGCGTGGCAAACAAGTACAAAAACGAAGAAATGCGGGAAGTGGCGAAAGAACTGAAGCAGTTAAGCCAAAAGCCGAAAGCAAAGTAGATGACGCCCGATCCGAAAGTGAAGTGGAGCAAAGTCTCGAGGGTGTTGCTGAACTACGGAACACCGAAAGCACAAGCCCAGCCAATGCCGACACCCGAGAAGAAAACACAAGAGGCACAAAAGCTGGCCGCGTCACGATTGCGCAGTCCCAAACACTAAGGCAATCGCTTTACCGGGATGCGTTTGCGGATGCTGGATTTGACGTAGATACGGCAGTCAACCTACCGATCACCAATCAGTACAGAATATTATCAAAGCTGGTCAAAGAAAAGTTTGGCCTAAGTTTTGTTGAGAAGCCACAGCAAGGCGCTGGTTACGACCAAGTGAATGCTTTGCTCGATGCTTACCACAACCTACAGTGGATGACGCATACAATGGCAATGCCTAACAAGGCTATCGGCCTTGACGGGACATTGGGCTTGGCGCTCCCTCAAAATGCTTGGGGTGGATACCTAGCCGCTTATGTCAACAAAGAAGCAACTACACCGGACTCTTACCAGTCTGATGTAAACCCCGTAACTGGTCCAGTGATTTTAATGCCTGGGCGCTCGAACAGCTTCGCCCATGAATGGGGCCACGCGCTAGATTACCATATCTTAGACCGGATTGGAAAAAACTGGGACAGAGGTGTTACTGGCCGTATTCGCACCAACCTTAAAAGTGGCGAAATGGTTTACTCTGACAACGCCCCGCAGAATGTAGTCGAGGCAATGGGCGATCTTATGAACGCCATGTTTATGGATAACGCCGAGGTATCTGCCGAGATAATGAAGCTGGAAGGCGAAGTTGCCAGACTGCAAGCCAAACAAGACAAGCGCACTAGCGGTAAGCCCATTAAGAAACTGGCTGATGCGAAAGAACAGCTGCGGAAGTTGCGCGAAGGCAGCTCCAAGAAACCAATAGCTAAGTCGCAGTACCGAAAGGATGCAGAGACATTTGCCACCGAAAACAAAAGTGACGTCAGCTACTGGACCCGACCAACAGAAATGTTTGCTCGAGCATTCGAGGCTTACATCGCTCGAAACGTAGAGGCGGCTGGCGGCAACACAGAATTTATTTCATTTGAGAACGAAGCATACGAAATGGCTATGGATAAAGTTAAGGGTGGCGATGACCGCTTGGCGCTAACGTATCCTAATGACCCCGACCGGATGCGGATATTCATGGCAATGGATCGTTTGATGGACGAGCTGCGCGCTGACGTTATCCAAGAGGGTAAGGCCGCAGATGCTCCTGGCGATACCGACATGATCGATGCGCAAGCAGAGTTTTACAAAGAAGTCGATCTGACAAAGAAAGAGCGCATTGGAATTATTGCCGATCAAAAGAGAGCTTGGAACGAACATAAAGTTATGCGGCAGAAGATTAGAAGCCGCCCACAGCGTTACAAATCTGACTTAGCGCGCTTTCAAGATACAGCTGGTGTTGTAATAATCAACACGAAGCGCGGCATCCTGTTCAACATGGCGAGTAGATACAAAGATAATACTCGGGCAAAAGCATTGATCGAAAGTGTCATCGAGCGGGTAGCTACAGATCCCGGCTCAACTGATAACCGCGTTACGGTATCAGGAGGAACGTTTGAAGAGGCTGTACGCGGCGCGTCTAGGCGTTACGCTGGTATATGGGCGACATTGCTGGAGAAACATAAGCTAGACAGCTTTGGTGCTTTAGATAACAAAGAACTTCGTTTGTTCCTTACAAGTGACGAGACAACACAAGCAAATGCGCCAGACAGAATCAAACGCGCAGCCGGTGACATCCGCAACAAGTTGCTGAACCCTATGTACGATTACATGCGCAAGAACGGTTTGGATGTAAACTACTTGCCAGAAGGCGGGTTCATGCCTCGTATGATGGATGCTCTTCTTGTTGCTGACAGCAAAGAGAAGTTTGTAAATGGTAAGCCAGGAGAGAAAAAGCGTGGAGCCAAGGCGCTATATTCTGACGTCATCTACGAAAATGAGTTGGGCGCGCTGGATGTAAACGACGCAGAGCAGGCGTCGGCTTTGGTTAAAATGGCTAGAAGCCTCAGAGACTCGTTAGATGAAAGCACCGCAGATGCGGCTGAGGAGCTAAAGTTTAAGCTGAAGCAAATAGAGCGCGAAAGCGCAAAGCTGGATGATCCAGAGGTAGACCCAGGTGATGTTGAAGCCAACATAATGCAGCTACAAGAGGAAGTGGTGGACTTGCACCAACAGCTCTATGAAGATTTGCGCGACCCCTACAGCACAGAAGCTGCGAATGATTGGTATGATCGAGTTGTGCGCCGTCAGGTTGGCGACATATCGCGCCACGGGGTGCAGGGTAGCTTTGCTAAATCCCGTAAGCTACCGCCAGAGGCCGACACATACATGGTAGACTTCTACCTCGATCCAACAGAGGCAATAACAAATTATATCTCAGGTGTTACGCGCAAGGTTGAGTATGAAAAACGCTTTGGCACGAAGACGGTTCCAAAGGGAAAGCGCAAACGGACCAGTGGAAACTCTATCGATCCGGCAGGCAATGTTCACGACTTTATGAGCTATGTCTCTGAAGAAATGGCCGCAGCTGGCATGAAGGAACACGAAGTACGTCAAATACAGGATATTGTACAAGTGGTTACTGGAACTGGAGCGCCAGCTGATTTTGCACTAGAAACAGTTCTCAATACTCTCAACACGTTTGGCACTATGGCCTTGCTTCCACGGGCTGTCATATCAAGCATCGCTGAACCGATGACGGCAGCTGTTACAACTGGAAGCGTGACTGACGGGTTTCGTACTTTTGCCTATTCTCTGGACGAGTTTGCCACGTTTGTCAGAGGCCGGACAGCCAGAGAGCGCAAGCAATACTACAAACAACTGGGCAGCATATTAGGTGTGATAGATCTGCCGGAAAGCGGAGAGGTCATTGCTAACCGTGTCGGAGGTACAGCAGAGGAAGATTCAAAGAATGCAGCGCGCCTCGGTCGGTTCTTTTTTAGGACGGGTTTGATCTCGATTACTAACGCGCAGCGCCGTGGCAGTTTGCGGGTTGGCATACGTTACCTTGGTCAGCTTGGAGAGCAATACGCAAAGCCTTCCAGCCCACGAATGAAGGATCGAGCGCGTGAGGTTCTGCAAGACTTCGGAGTGCGTCCAGACGACATGGATCAGTTTGCTGATTTATGATGAACCTGGAGAAGAATGAAAAAGGCATGTACGAAATTGACAGCATCATAGATCGATCTGGTGAGCTGTCAGACATGGGTGAAATACTGGCTCTTGCTACACGCCGGTTCACAGACCAAACTATTCAAGACCCTAAGATCATCGACAGACCAATGTATGCAGAAAGTCCCGTGGGTAGAATTGTATTCGGTATCCAGTCGTTTGTTGCTGCATTCCAGCGCAATGTGCTGATTGCATCTGCAAAGCGCGTTGAGCGTGAATACAAAAACAGAGGGTTGGCATCGAGCTGCGCCTTACGCAGCCCTGAAATGTTGCGCTACCCCTTGGATCGCTCTTCATGACGCACACGCTTGTCTCGGCTGTACGCGAAATGCTGTTGAATCCAGACAAATGGGAAGAAGAAAAGGAAGCTGACAACCTTGAAATGTACTTGCTTACTCTTGGCCTTTCGCGATCTGGATTTATCGGACGCATGGACCCACTGGTAAACGCAATGACGTCACTCAAGTACCAGTCAGACTTGTCAAATATGATGGTTGGTGCTTCTGGTTCGTACTACCTCAAAGCGGCTCAACGTATGGCTGGTATTCGCCCTGAGTTCATGGGCGGGACTAACAGTCCGAACACAGTATCTGCCGAATACCAATTTGCCCGCGGTGCTTACGATATAGTTGTTCCGTTTGCCTTGAGTATCCTTGCCACGCACTCTGGGCTTGGCGGAGTTGCGCAAGCCGCAGCCGGTGTATCGGCAGCTGCCGGGTCGTCGCCAGCTGTAAAGCACTGGGTGCTGCGCAACATAATATACCAGCTATATGATGAAGAGTATCGACCTGGGCGATCTGGGCGTAAGGGAAAGTCAGAGGAACGGAGTCCCTGGCAGTGACCAAAATAGATTTGGCCGGCCTAATTGGATTTGTACTGGGAGCAGTCGCTGGATCGTCGATCACCGTGGGCGCCCTAATGATGCTTCACTGGTGGTGATGGTGTGGCAGAGACAGCGTTTCGACTTAAGCGCAAACAAAAGGTTTATGCCGCCAATGCCACGGCCCTAGTTACGAAAATACGAATCAAATTTCAAGAGCCCAAATTGCGCCAAAAAACGAAAAACGGCACAATTTGCGCCGCTTTTTGTCCGTTCCTGTCGACAGTATGTGGACCTCGATGCTCTGAAGCCCCTTATTTTAAGCTGTCGATTGTCGATCAACAACGGACAATTTGGTCGGGCTAGAACTATCTACAAGACAGGCCAAGCCACTGAAGTTAATGTCGATATGAGCGATCAACAACATTATTTTGCGCCACATTTTGGGCCAGTGTGGCAGCTATTCATGGACGTCATCCAGATAGTCGGGAGCAAGGTGCTCGTAATTTTTCCTGACTGTCTCAACCGTATCTCCCATAAACTTAGCTACTTTTTCGATTGGCACACCACGGGTGATAGCGCGCGTAGCCCATGTATGACGGAATACATGCGGATGCAAATCATCTATGTTGAGGCTCTGGCCTAAAGACCGCACCGCCTCGTAAAGTGACGACGGCTTATCCAGCACATATTCGTTCACTGCCTCGCTCTTGGCGCGCTCCAGCACTGGTTTCAGCATAGGGGCTGATGGACAAGGCTGGGCGTCGTTTGATCGATTGCAAGCGCCCCTGCGGATTAAACTGTATCTGGTTGCGCTCGATGCTGACTTGATCCCAGCGCAGCTGCTCGATGGCCGTCTTGCGCTGTGCTGTCTCCATCGCGATCATTACGAAGCGCCCCACCCTCGACATACGATTGGAGGGGCGTCGTCCAGGTCCGTTGATGACGTGGTTCGAGCATGTATCCCGCAGAAGCTGCACCTCGTCTTCAGTCAGCACTCGGTCTCTGGGCGGTGACGGAGGCGGTAGATCGATGTATGGGATAATATCGCTAGAAATCCGCTGCTCTTTAGGCTCCACGCGCTCACTCATAAAGCGCAGGCAAGCGCGCAACCGTTGCAGCTCACCGCGTATAGTGCCAGACGCTGCCTTGTTAGATCCGATAATACCATTAGCGCGCAGCTCAATAAACTTTTTAGCGTGGTCACGCTCGATAGTGCTGACAGGCATGTTGCCGAAATACGCATTCAAGTTGTTTACGATAGCAGGGTATCGGACCTCACTAAGCATCCGACCCTCGATCCATTGTGACATCCACAGGTCTAGGCATACGCTCACAGTTGGATCGCTAACCACCTCGGTGTGCAGCTTGTAATCCTTTAGCCAACCCGAAAACCGCAGCGTTGCGATTTCCTGATCCTTTGTCCTAAGTGATGTTCTTTTGCTGCGTCCGTTTTCTCGAAACGCGACATACCACGTTCCGTTTTTGTGTTGTTGCAGCTCCGGTGGTTTTGACATCGTGATACCTCAATGAATTTTTCAACAGCCACCCTGGGGATGCGGACTGCCGTGTTTGTCAGGAGAATGGTGGGTAGAAGACCGTTCTTTCTGTATCTGGTGACCGTCTTGATCGACACCGACAGCAAGCGCGCAGCCTCCTTTTGAGTCAGGAGTTGCACATCGTCAGCCTTTTAGGATTTTCATAACTTCTAAAGCCTTCTCGGCTGGAACCTTCATGTTCACGCGCAGCCAGAAATGTTCTGCGTCAGCCTCGATACTTTTGATTTCCAGCGTTGGCTGCTCAGATGCGTTTGCTTGCGCGTCATAGTTAGGGAACAGCACATCGACCTCAACATTTAGTGCTTCGGCCAATTTGGTGAGGTTCAGAGGTGAAGGGACTGATCGCCCCCTGACATATTGGCTGATGCTGTCACGACCCATTCCAGACGCGCGCGATAAATCGCTTTGCGACATCCTTCTTTGCATCATAAAATTGTACAATCTTTTGCCAAATTCTTGCCGCGTTAAAACTTTTTGACTGTAATCTATGTCATTTGTTGGCGTATTTCCGCCTCTTGTCATTATGGTTTTTGTCATATTGCCCCCAAGCAATGAACCTCTGTTGATCGACAATGTACACACAACGGACAATTTGGCAATGTAGTATTTTATAAAAACTATATTGACCTGTCATATTGGCTGTGCTTTTAATCAGCAAATACGGATTTCTAACTACATTTGGTGCGTGATGAAAACAAATATAAGTATTGATGCGAGACTTCTAGTCAAAGACTTCGGAGGTTTAACGGCAGCAACGCGCGGCCTCAATGAAATGGGTCATACAATAACGAAGAACGCCGTCGATAAGTGGCGCAGGCGTGACAGCCTGCCCACGGAATCAATTTTAGCCTTTGCTGTGTTAGCAAAGCACAAGAACCAGCGATTTGATTTGCTGGATTACGTCGTAAAAAAGGAGATGTAAGATGACAAGCGTTATAAAAGTAGACAACCCAACATTCTGGGGTGGGCCTGTGTCCACCTGGGGATGGATGGCAAACGGCCCTGGTAAAGCGTGGTCAGCAAAATGGATGACAACGTAATAAAATTAGTTAAAGATCAATTCGATTTAAGCTATGATTTAGCTGAATTTGAACAAGAGCTTAAAGGCTCAGAGCCGCTTAGTAGTGATAAGATACACTTGCAAACGCTGGTGGCGCAAATCGCGACAGGCGAAACGGTTGACCACAAGGTTAGGTTAAATGCTGCGCGCGTTTTACTCGAAAGCTCAGACCTCTTTCCAATCTTCTGCAAGCTAGAAGGTGGACACGAAATGCTCCAAGAAATCATAAAGGAAAAAATGCGTGATTGTGTACGGCATTGATCCCGGTTTGTCTGGCGCAATAGCGCGCTTCGATCTGACGGAAGGCTTCTTGGAAATTCACGACATGCCTATAATGGAAGTGAATAAAAAGAAGTCTGTATCTCCGCAGCTCGTTAGCGATATATTGCGCCAGCAACATGCTCCAGTTTACATAGAGAAGGTCGGCGCAATGCCTGGGCAGGGGGTTAGCTCGATGTTTTCCTTTGGTCGCTCTTACGGTGTGTTGCTGGGCTGTGCTGCTGGATTACAAATGCCGACTACAGTTATAACGCCTGTTGAATGGCAGCGCGCGCTGAAATGCCAAAAAGGCAAAGACGGCAACCGTCAACGCGCCTGTGAACTATTTCCAGCATACTCGCAGCTGTTCGCCCGAAAGAAAGACGATGGCAGAGCTGATGCTGCTTTACTCGCCTATTATGGCGCTTTATTTGTCGAAAGTGTTGATTATGACGGATGACATAAACGGATTTATAACGCACGGGATCAAGCGGATTAGCGTATCAAACGTTAATAAGTTCAGAGAAGCTCCAGATGCTTGGGCTTGTCAATACTTGGGCGGTCATCGCTTCCCAACGGGCTGGGCTGCGGTTCAAGGCCAAGCCGTTGAGAGCGGTGTTGAGCTAGGATTGTTCGGCGGCGGAGGTATCGATGATTGCGTGAAGGAAAGCATCGATCAGCTTAAAAGCGCGTCGATGGTGCTGAACAACCGACCAGAGGAACTTGAGAAGCGCATTCCGATTGTAACTCGCATGACCGAAACTGCACTCGAAAACCTTATGCCGCTCGGCGCACCAGAGAAGCCAGCTGAAGGCAGACGGCAGCACAGTGTTGGTATCGATGTGAGGTTTCGTGAGGGACCGGGCGGAACTGTGCCTTTGCTTGGGCTACCTCGACTTTTATTATCCGCAGCACAATCTGGTTGTTGATCTGAAAACAACGTCGAAATCGCCGTCAAAGTGGTCACTGGGTCACGGCATACAGGCTGCTGTGTACCAGAAAGCTATCGAGTCGATGACCGGCAAGAAGCCAGCTGTCAAATTTGCATACGCGCTGACGCGAAAGAAAGATCCATACGTTGAGCTGGAGCTGACCTGACGAAGATGCGGCCGACTTTCTGAAGCAATTCAAACAAACAGTAATCCAAATGGAGGCTCTACTAAGCATGTCAGACGACAGCCAGAAGATCATCAGTGTGCTGCCGCATAATCCCGACACCTTCTACTGGAACAATGCCGAAAAGATCCGCCAGACATTTTACGGCTCCTGATGCCTATTGGTTCACCGTCCCCAGTGACGCAGAGCCAACGGTCTTAGAGGTGCTGTGGCTGCGGGTCATAGAACAAGCGTGGCGCGACTGCCACGACATAGACAACACCGATGTCTACAAGGCGCGCGATGCACAAGAAGCGCTTTGGTGGGTCATCGGAAACGACGACGACTTTGACGCCGTATGCAATCTCGCTGGCGTCAATCCAGACCAATTTCGTGCAGTCACGCTGAAATCTGTGACTGAACGATATGACCGGGCTTTCCTGGCCCAAGTGTTCGCCCATCACTTTAATTTTGGGCGCTAAACAACGGACTGCAAAGGATATTTAATGCCGTTAAATTTTGTAAACGAAGGTGGCGGAGGCGCATTTGTGCGTTTCAGTGTAGAAGATAACGAGTGGCTGCGCTCAAGCGAAGGTGGCGATCTAAAGGAATTTGATCCGTCATCCGGCGTTGTAGTAGACATCGCAAACGTTCAGCTAGGCTGGCTCAAGCTATCCGGTGGGCGCGATTGGGTCGAATGGCCCTAGCAATGATCCGACAAAAGCACCCCGGCCCAGCGATCAGCACAAGCAAGGCTTCCTCGTTAAGATGTTCAGCAACAAGCTGTTTGGTGACGAGCCTGTGCGTGAACTATGCACCAGTCAGACCGGCATGAATATCTTCATCAAGAAATTGTACGAAGAATGCGAAGCCTCGCCTGACTTCAAGGCTGGCAAAGTACCAGCCATTGCAATCACTAAGGCCAAGGAAAAGATGAAGATCGGCGCTGGTTCAACCCGCGTTCCGCCATACGAAATCAAGGCATGGATGGATAGACCTTCTGAGTTAGCTGGCGGTTCGCCTGTGGCCGCAGCTCCCGCTCCTGATGATTCGACCTCTTCCGCATCAGGAGCCGACGACGACGTTTCATTCGAAATCTAGTCGTCACAACTTGGGGGGCGGTTCGCTGTCCCCCTTTTTTACTAACTTGGGGTCAATCATGGCAGATAAATTAAGATGGGCGAAATTCTGGGCCGACAAGGGCTTCAGTGTTGTACCAGTCCACTATGTAAAAGAAGACGGATCATGCAGCTGTTCAGCTGGAGCCGGTTGCGATAGCCCCGGCAAACACCCTGCGCCATCACGCTGGAAGCGGTATCAAGAGAAACGTGCCGACGATGACCAGTTAGAGATGTGGTTCGAAGGTCGATTCAAAGATTACAACCTCGGTGTGGTTACTGGCTCCATCAGCGGCAACGTTTATGCTGTCGATGTAGACGTCAGCGAAGGCAAAGTAGGCCAAGACACGCTCGATGATCTGTGCATGGCGCACGATGACATGCCCGAAACCTTTGAGCAGCGCACCGGATCAGGCGGCAAGCACGTCTTTCTGCGCGCACCAGAAGGAACAGCAATCATAACAGGCAAGAACGTCCTGGGCGATGGCATAGATACAAGAGGCGAGGGCGGGTTCGTCGTCGTCGCACCATCTAATCACAAATCGGGTGGCAAATACCTGATCGAAGACTGGGCGCTCGACAACGAAATCGCAGACAGTCCAGCGTGGGTGACGCAACTCAGCAAAATCGATGCTGCGCGCTACGACGACACGCATATTCAAGACAAGAAGACCGATATGTTTGGCGACCTAACCGATGGCCGTGAAGGCTACATGGTTGAACTGATCTTGGGAACCATCCGAACATGGTGGGTTACAAAAGGTGTGCTGCCGACAGTCGAAGAGCTGGTTGAAGACGCATGGCCCACCTTTGAGCTGAAAGCAAAAGCGCGCGGCTCGTCGCTGGCCGACGATGGCCGTGGCAAAGACCTGTTTCAACGCAAGTGCTGGTATCAACTCAAGCGAGCAAACAACAACGAACTCCGCATCCTGCAAAACGTCGAGCCGGGATCGGAAGCGAATACTGGGGTGCAGTCCTATACTGCTGCCGGTATGTCCGAAAGCCCTTCGTCAGTGACCCCAAGCTCTGACGAGGGCTTTCGGATTTCAGATTGGGGCATGAACCGATACATCGGGGAACCGCCAGAAATGGAATGGCTGATCGATGGGGTTTTGCCCCGACGTGTGCCGGGTCTCATTTCTGCGATTGGCGGTCTGGGGAAATCGTTCATGCTTCTGGACCTTGCCATGAAGGTCGCGGGTGGCGATCAAGGTATGCACCGCGAAGACGCTCTTGGAGGGGACGTCGTTCACAATGGCAAGGTCGTTTTTTTCGGGGCAGAAGACAGCGCCAACTCTATGCACAGACGCATATCGAGCATCGGAGGCCCAAACCTCAGAGATCGAGCAGCCTGGAAACCTGTTTGTCGTGCCAATGCCAGACGCAGGGGGACCAACACCGCTTATCGTCAACGCAATGGGGCAGTATCAGCGTGACACCGGCATTCGTGGAGATACGCAGGCAGTTGCTCGAGCTTGGAGACATCGCGCTAATCATCATCGATCCGCTCCAAGCCTTTGCAGCAGCCGACATCAACACCGATCCCGCAGCAGCGCAATACTGGTGGTCGCTCATGTCTCACCTGTGCGTTGAAACAGGTGCAAACATCCTAATCGCGCATCACATGCGCAAAGATGGCGCGTTCAACATAACAAAAGCAAGCCAAGCCAGAGAAGCAATCAGAGGCACAACGGCGCTCGTCGATGGTGCGCGGTGGGCATACTCACTTTGGGCCATGAATGAAGCCGACGAACTGGTTTTAGCGCAGAAGCTGGACAACATCGAAGCGGGTGTCGGAATGTGCGCCCAGGGTGCAGTCGTCAAAACAAACGACCAGTGTGACATGCACATCCGCAGCTTTATCAGAGGCGAAACCGGACTGCTGATGGACCGGACAATGGAGATCAGCGGCATCCTAGACGCGTCGACCAAGCTGGATCGAGGGCAGACGCAAGCCGTTTTCGACGAAATTTCGCGTCGCTGGAACACGTCAGAGCCGTTTTCAATGGCCGTCAACACGCAGCGCAGCCTCCAGAGCTTCCTGCATGGAGACTACGGAATGCCGAAGCGCGCAGCCAAGTCGTACATCAAGGCGTGGTCAGACCAAGGCTTCATCGAAAGCGCAGTCCACGACAGCAAAACAAAGACAAAGGGCATCAAAGTCATCAAGACGCCCGACCAGCAACAATGGAGGGCATACTCATGAGGGTGGCAAACGACTTTTACCCAACGCCGTATTCGATAGCCGAACTGCTTATCAAAGACGTCGAAAGCATGGGCCAGAACATCTGGGAGCCGTGCGCAGGCGATGGCAGATTAGTAAACATGATGCGCGAAAAGGGCATGACGGTTTACAGCGGTGACATTTGCTACGGCCAAAACTTCTTTGAATACCAAGAGGCAAAAGCCCCGGTGCTGGTAACAAACCCACCCTTCAAAGACATCAGAAAATTCATAGATCACGCATTTAAGATCGGCATAGAACAAATGGCGCTGATCGTGCCGGAACGCATATGGGCAAGCAAGGTCGGCATGGAGCAGTTTAACCGGCATCGCCCATCTAAATTCATCAATATGTCATGGCGCGAAGACTACCTTGGAAAGGGTGGTGCGCCAGACCGTGCGCTGGCAGCGTCGTTCTGGACTTCGCCATGCGCCAATCAAACAACCTTCGACGTTTGGAGAAAACCATGACCGACGCCGAAAAGCTAATGATCGAAGCGATCAAACGCCAAGCCGAAATCATGGTGCTGGACCTCAAAAGAAAGCCCCAACGCCTCACGCAAGTGCAGCGCGCGGAGAACATCGCCGCAATCGCAGAGAACCTGATCCGTGACTAAGTGGATCGATTGCCCAACATGCGACGGCGAAGGCGAATACCTCGTCGAAGTGCCAATGCGCCAGAGCTTCACCCGTGACGTCGGGGAATACGAAACCGAATGGGAAACCTGTGAAGACTGCAACGGCGCAAAGCAGATCGAAGAAGAGGAAGACGAATGAACGAGACATGTAGAACGTGCGGGATAAAGAACGAAAACCCAGAATATAAAAACTGCGAAACTTGCCGGAAATACTGGAGAGAGCAGCAACGGAAAGTAGACGGAAACGCCGCGAAGGTGGATCGGATGCAGTCGAAAATCGCAACGCAAAGAAACGAAATTGCAATGCTAACGCGCAAGCTCGAGGCAGCTACAAAAGAGAAATTGCAGCTCCTAAATGACATCAAATGGATGCGGGGCGAAACACCCGAAAATCGTCACTTCCGCCAAAATTCTCGCACTTCCGCCAGCGGAAGTAACGCAGGGGAACCCTCGAAATTGGCGGAAGTGAAGGGGGGGAACCCCGAAAATTGGCGGAAGTAAGAAATGAGACAGCTTCAAAATATAGCAAAAGTGGCGGAAGTGGGCGGAAGTGGGGCGGAAGTAAACCCCCGTACCCCCTACACACTACTTCCGCCAATGCGGATTAGTAGTGTATTGGAGGAGGTACGACGTGACGACGAAAACAAGATATAGCGAACCAAAGAAGAGCCGAAAAAAAGTTGTTGCGGATGACAGCTGGAAAGCACCAGCGATGTTTTCGGATAAACGATCTGACATTTGTTACGCAGCTATAAGATCCGTCGACAAGGTTGCCCGTGATTTGGAAATGAAATGGGGGATCGGAAAGCTGGAAGAACTAGCACCGCCTAAACTTGCTGTCGCATTCGAGCAAGCCAGACAAAACTTCTCTGATGCTGCGCTAGGCGATGACCACAACTACCTCGTCCAGAAAGCCGACAACCTAATTCAAGGCTGGAAAGCCGTCGAAGCATACGCGATCAAAAATGGAAACAACCCTGGAGATGCTGACGTATGGTACGCAATCGCGCCCCCTGATGCTGGTGGCGAGAAATTTGCAATCGTCAAGCATGAAGCCGACACCGCAGCCGTCGACCGAACAGAATACCCAAAGGTCTACAGCCTCGATGAAATCTGCCGGATCATAAAAGCGGTAGAGACCGACATGATCGCCAAAACCAAAGAAATATTCCCAGACTCCAAAATCACAAAGATCACACCAACCAAAGGAAAGGTTATACTCGATGACGAAATCCCATTCTGATGAAATGGACGCTACACCATCACCACGTCAACAGATGCTGCGTGAAGCCGAGCAGCTGGTAGCAAATGGACGCAACAAGGAATATGGAGACCCAACCACCAACATGGCGCGAACCGCAGAAATGCTGGCGGCATACATGGGACATCGAACAGGCAGAGAGCTAGAGGCGCACGACGTTGCCGCCTTTGGTATCATCCTCAAACTAGGCAGACTGGCACACGATCCGACAAAGCTGGACAGCTGGACCGATGTGGCCGGATATGCCTCCATTGGTTACGAGGCAATAAAAAAGGCTGACACAGAAGCCAGCCTCTTCGATCTCTTAGTTGATGCGGTAAACGCTACTCCTCTTCCAGAAAAACCTCGTCGCCAATCTCCTCCGGCAGCTCAACCGTGACCACGCGATAACGGCACTTCTTACAGCGCCGCACTCGCCTGACAGTCGGAAAGCCATACTTGAAATGATGGCGGCTTTCTTCTGTGCCTGTTCTCGTCTTGCATTCTGGGCAGAGTATTATTGTCATTATTGGCCCCTATTTGTTGGGGGCGATCAACACGCCGCCTTTTACTTCAATTTGAATATAGTCATACGATAAGGCGTCGGCGTGTTTGTCGTAATCAAAATATTCTTTGATCCATTCGCCACCGCCGCAGTCGTGGCAAGCCATCATTTCGTCTGCAAATTCGTCTGCATAGGCTTGGAAATTGTCATGAATGCCAAAATTCTCGTCAAGCACATGCTGCGCTGTGCCTTTGTCGTTGGGAAATTCATCGACGACCGCTGAAACAATATCGGCGTCAAAGTCAGACCCCTCGACCATTTCAACGAAATCACAAATATCTTGCAGGCTTGGATACTCGCCCAAGTCGGGAAATCCGTCATAATCGTGAATGGCGTGCTCTTCTGCGCCTTCCGCCGGGCTGGTCTCGATCACCTTGGCGACCTCTGCTGCCAGCTCCTCGATGTCGCTGGTCGGCTCGATCCAGCTGCCGTGCAAAATTCCCTGATTGTACGAGGCTAGGCATGCGATATAAATTTGCATTGTGTGTTCCTTTTTGTTTGCGCTCGATGTGATAACATCTAGGAACGCCCCCAGAGGGGCGCTCTCCGCTGTTGTCAGCCGCCGAATGTCAAAAGAGTGACGAGCATGACGCACAGCGCCAATATGCCCACCAAATCGCCTGCAAGCTCCGCCGGGTTGCGTGTGTAATACTCAAAGGCTTCTTTGATCTGTTCCATTGTGGTCATGTCTTCATTCTCCTGCATTGTCGGCCGTATCTGTCAACAATGTTTCGATGTTTGCTTTGATCTGCTCAACGGTTGCATCAGGCACAGCTGACGCAAAGTGCCCGACTTGCTCCATTGCCTGGGCGAAACGTTCATTGTTCGGCGCAGTAATTGCCAAAATTAAAGCGTTGTGCAAAGCGTCGGAAGGTGTGCGCATAATTGTCTTTAAATGGTCTAGCATGACTGCTCCTGTTTCTTTCCGCCCCATCTTAGCGGGAAATCATCGCCGTCTGGGTTGGTCCAGAAACCATCAGCACCCAGATCGTCAGGAAACATTCCTTCAAGCTCCTGTTGAGCAGCCCATATATTCTTGGCTGTTACAGAACCGGAGATCATGCCGTTTTCGCCTTCAAAGTGGTAAACGTATTCAATCACAAATTCTTTAAAATTCTTCTTTAACATGACAACTCCCTCCGAGTGATTGATGCGGACCCCTCTGGGTCAAACCAGTCAGTTGAAAACTCTGGATCAATCGGTGCAATGCCAGCCAAATGAATGTCGAGGCAAGAGTTTTGCAAATCATTGTACTTACTTTCTGCATCAGCTTTGCTTTCCTCAATCTCCCAATGGTCAGTCAGGAAAACATTGGGTGCCCATTGTTGTTCCGGTGTGCCTGTCGTGCTGCGGGTCGTGTAAAAAACAACATAAACCTGTTGAGCCATTACATCACCGCCAATTCTAGCGCGTGTTTCTGTATGCGCTCGATGCTGTCCCAGTTGCGTACGTCACTGCTGGTGCATGTGCGCTCGGTGTAGTTCCATTCAATGCCCTGCGCCTTGCACGTTGTGTGCAGTTTGTAGGCGTCGCAGTCTTCTTCGATTGCAAATACGCGCTCACCATCGATGACGCTGGTATAAGAATAGTGGCTGAAGTCGTTGGCTGTCAGGCCCAGCTCTTTGACTGCTGATGCTGATACGATCAACCAGCCGTGGCCTGCGTCGCTTTCGTGTAGTACATTTAACATAGTGTTTCCTTTGTTTGCGCTTGTTGATGCCTACGGTCGGCACCTGTCGACAAACTGCCAAAATGGCCGTTAGTTGTCAACACAGTTGTGCAACGGTACAATTAGAGCGGGAAACAGCGAGGGCAGCAGGCAGTGGGAATGATTAGGCAGAGACAGGCGACGGACCAACAAAAGTCCTTCGTGCAGTATTTGGTCAGAGAGAATAAGAAGCCCACTGAAGCCGCACGAATGGCAGGCTATCTGCACCCAAAGCAGTCAGCCTATGATTTAACCCGCAATCCTTCCGTCATGCTACTTATCCGGCAGGCGAGACAAACACTCTATCAAACCGACCTCGCCAACTTGGCAGCTGATACGCTGCGCGTGGTGATGGTCGACCCTGATGCACCGGCGTCGGCCAAGGTTTCAGCCGCCCGCACGGCGCTCGAGCTGGCCGGAGACCTGAACAAGAACGGCGACGGCGCAGCTGACGGGCGCAGCCTCGCCGAGATGACACCTGACCAGCTGGCAAGCATGATCGATCGGTGGGAGGCGGAACGGGCGGACATGGCAAAAGACGTGACGGCGGCGCAAAACGACGAATAACTGCAATGAAAACAACGGATCGAATGGTGCAATCAGGACCATTTGCGCCGTCGGGGATAGTAGTGCGGCCCCCGACCGACCCCACCCCCCGGCATGGTCCGCATCCCTGGCATCAGCGTATTATGGACGTCCCTACAAATTTTGTGGGATTTTGAACATTTCACTCGTTTTGTTGATTGCTGCGCGCAACAGCGGTATAATGCAATCAACTTAAGTGGAAACGGATCAACGGATGTCAGTAAGTCTGTCAGAGGGTCGTGGCGAGAAGCGCAGCACTGAGAGTGGTGCTGGCTTAACTGCGAAGGGCAGGGCGAAGTACAATCGCAAGACGGGTTCCAATTTGAAGGAAGCGGTTACGGAGAAAAAGCCGACG